CGGATCTGCGGGACGAGCTGGCCTGCGACCCGGCCGATCGCCTGCACGCCGTCATGCTCGAGGCGGACGCCGAGCCGGTCGAGGTCGGGCGGCAGCTGTTCGGCACCGACCCACTGGATCCCGACGTCGGTGGCCATCTAGACGGCTGCCGGGGTCGTCGTCGTGTCGACCGGCGCGCCCACCGCCGCTTCGGCCGCGGGGACGACCGCGGGCGTGTAGGTCACGTTGCCTTGCACGACGAAATCGAGATCGAAGTCGGACGCTTCACCGACGTTCGCATCCAAAAACGGGATCCCAGGGACTTGTACCTGCGCGGACGCGGTCGGATTGTCGATCGTGCCGGCGGTCCCGGCCGCGTCGGGCGTCACCGTCAACGTCTGCACCGTGTTCTGCATCGGGGCGAGAATCGTCCAGAACCCGTCCGTCCCGAACGACGCGTACATCGACAGCGTGACCGTCATTTTCAGCGGCCCGTAGGACGTGTAGTGGGCGCAGAACGTGTCGTAATCGTTCGTGTCCTGGTCGGGCGAGAACGTGACCTGATGGCACATGCAGGTCAGGTCCTCGCCGCCGAGCGTGATGTTCGGCTTGTTGAGAATGAACGGCGCGATCTCAGCCATGACCCAACCTCACAGTCCTATCGGGACTCGTATGTCGACCCGGCATGCCAGGTAGAGCGTCTTCGCGATCTCGATCGTCCCGACGCCGCTGTCACCCTGCACCGACCAGCCGCCGTCGGCACGCGTCAAGGACACGATCCGCTGATAGTTCGTTTCGATCGTCTCGAGCCCGGACGCCGTCTCGAGCCGTTCGCCGATGATCGCGACCGCGAGGTTCGCGAACGCGGTGCACGCCGCGAACGTGTCGAGCATCGGGACACCCCAGCCGACGATCAGGGCGGGCGGGCTGACGGCGTCGACGATCGCCGCATGGACGTCCGGATCCTCGTCCGTCACCGGGGCGAGGACCGCGGCGAGCTTCGCCCGGACGTCGACCAGGCTCGAGGTCATGCGAGCCCCCACTGCTGGCGGTACGGCCGTTCCGACATGGGCGTGAACGGCAGGGTCGGCGCGTTCAACAGTCCGATGTCGGCGTAGCCGGCGCCGCCCAGGGCGACGTCGTTCGCTTTCCACCACTGGACGGCCCGATAGACGTTGTCGCGGTTGACGAGCGGCGGCGCGTCGGGCGCGACGGGGATCGGTTCGTCGTCGAACCGGTCGAGACCGGCGTCGATCTCTTGCGCGGCCGCGTCGACACACGCCTCGAGCGCCGCTTCGTTCGCGGCGGTGATCCGGATCCGCAGCGCGGCGGCGAGCTCGTCGGTGGTGCAGTAGGCCATCAGGCGGGCGGCGCTCCCGTCGCAGGTGGCGGCGCCGCCGCGGGCGCTGTCGATGCGGCGGCGCCGCCTCCGGCGACCTCGTCGGCCGGGAACTGCCCGCACGTCTCATGCGACGACGGGCCGTCCCGTTCCCAGGACGGTCCCGACGAGACGATCTGGCCGATCTCAACAGCAGTCACGTCGCCTCCTATGGGCCCGTAGTGATCGACAGTTTCACGAACGCGCCCGTGTCGACGACCTTCGACACGAACGCGCCGATGATCCCGACCTGCATGCCCGCAATGGACGGTTCGACCGCGCGGAGCTGCACGGGCGCGCCAGGCGTCTCCGCGGCGAGGAGCATCTGCGAGACGCCGACGATCACCGTGTTCGCCGGCAGGCCCGCCGAGATCACGAGGTTCAGGCCGGCGATGTTCCCGGCGCCGGTCGCGAGTGAGAACCCGCCGGTCGGCAAGAACACGGGCGCCTCAGACGAGACGGCGCCGATGATCTGGTAGCCGGTCGCAATGTCGGCGTAGATCGTGTCGGCCCGACGATGCGACGTTGCATACACGGTCCCGGCCGCGGTGGTCAGCGCCTTGATCCAGTCGGCGAGCGTCGGCGACACGGGGACGACCGGCCCCGCGGTCAGGGCGGCGAGGACCGTGCCCGCGGCGGCTTCCGTCTGCTTCGCGTACTCCGATGCGGCGAGATCGAACCAGAGGACGAGCGCGTCAGGATTGCTCCACTGGATGGCTTGCCATGACAGGTCGCCTGCGCCGCCGTACGTGTCGGCGGTGACGGTCGTGAACACGACCTGCATCGCCTGCGATGGCAGCTCCGTCTTTTCTGCGGTTTGTTTCCCGACGACCGGCCGTTGCGTGATCGTCGGATAGACGAGCTGCCCGGCGTTCAGGCCGACCTGCCGGGCCGACTGGACGATCGGCCGGTCGGTCGAGATCACCTGCATGATCTGATTCATGTAGGTCGGTGGGAGGAGGCCGGCGATCTGCGCGGTCGTCGTATTCGCCACCGCGCGTTGCAGCCGTTCTTCCGCCATCGCGCGGGCGTTCGGTTCGGCCCGGCCCGCGATCGTCGGGAACCGGACGATGATCTCGTCGCGGGCGTACTGCGCGAACGTCCGATACACCGGATCGTCGCCGGGTGCGGGCACAACCTCGACCGGACTGTGAGCCGCGCGGGCGCGGGCGAGGACGCCGCGGGCGTCGCGGGCCTGGTCGCGGCGTTCCTCCAGTTCGACGAGCTCGACGATCTGCGGCTCGAGGCGCTCGAGCCGTTCGCGGTGACGGCGGATCACGTCCCGTTCCGCATCCGTCGGATCCCGGTCGTCCGCCTCGACAGCGGCGAGGACCTCGTCGATCGCCTCGTTGACCCGGTCCCGTTCGTCGACGGCCCGATCGAGAACAGCGTTGCGCGTGACACCCATCACGACCCCTTCAAGTCAGGTTCTGTCACCTGCCGGGGTGTCGACCTTGCCGGGGTGTCCGCTGCAGCGGAGGTGTCGGCCGTGTCGGGGTGTCGGCGTCGCGCCGAATGCTACGCGCGCCGGTCCCGGTAGGCGGCGATCTTGGCGTCGAGGGCCGGATTCGCCGACGGGCGCAGCTCTTCGAGGAGGGTAGGCCGAGCCTGCGACACGGTCCGGACCGCCATCACCTGCGCGCCCTGATAGGCGGGCTGTCGGCACAGGGCGACCTTGTCGAGATGGCAGGCGGTGCGGATCACTTCACCGTTCGGGCCCCGCTTGCCGGGACCGAGCGGTACGGCCTCGACGGACAAGCCGACATACACGCCTGCGCGGAGGAGCTCGAGCGCCGAGTCGGCCTGTTCGGTGTCGATCAGTCGGAACGTGCCGTGCAGGCCGTCGTCCCGTTCGACGATCTCGCGGCCGTATCCGATCTCGCGGGTCGAGTGTTCGACGTCGAGGATCACCCGGTTCGGTGCCTTGCACACGCTACGGAACGCGCCTCTCGCGAACGTCTCGAGGTAGGGCGGGCCGCCCCGGTCGGATACTTCGGCGACCTCGCCGTAGGGGACGCAGCGGCCGACGACGGTGCGGCCGTCACCGACCTCGAGCGCGATCGGGAACGTCCGGACGATCGGTTCTCTGTCGTTCATGGGAGGACCCCTTGTGTCGCCGGTAACGATGGCGCGACCGCGACGGGCGGTTCGATGATCTGCGTCGGCGCCCCCGACGGTGACGGCAGCGTGTCCGCGGCTTCCTCGAGCGGCGGGAGGCCCAGCACTGTCGCGCGCAGTTCGTCGACGGTGACGGCGCCGACGTTCAGGAGACCGGTCCACATCGTCGCGAGTTGCGCCGGGTCGGGACGGAGAATCGCTTGCGGATCGAACGCCACCCACGACCCGCGCGGCAACCACGACGACAGCGCCGTTTCGAGCTGATGCGACGCGGGCATCAGCTCGACCGTCCACCACGTCTGAAACAACATCTCCGGATTCGAGTAGTTCAACCCTCCCGCCTGGGGGAGGTTCAGGAGGAACGCGGGGACACCGAACGCCGACGCGATCGCCTTGGAGTCGTACTCGCGTAGCTCGAGGAGCATCGCGTCGCGCGGCGACCACGACAGTTCTTTCAGGTCGAGGTCGTCGTCGAGGACGGGCGGGGCGCCGCCACGGTTCTGTACCGCCGCGATCCACTGCGCCTGCAAGTCCTTCGCCTGCGTCCCCAACAGTTTCCGCTTGTACTTCAACGCGACGCGGGGAACTCCCCCGTCGGTCAACGCCGACGCGGCCGCCATCTCCGACGCGGCCGCCGACTGAATGTTCGACCAGTAGCCGTCCAACGCGGGCGTCCCGACCAGCTGTCCCGCGACCGGATTCCGCTTCACGTGCAACAGATCGGACCGGTCGATCGGATACCCGTACCACGTGTACGTCGGTTCGTCGTCGGCGCCGTACCCGACGGTCATCCATTCGGGCGCGAGGACGATCCAGGTGGCCGGATAGCCGTCCGCGTAGCGGGACGTGACGAACAGGTAGATGTTCCCCGACGCATACCGCGACCAGGTCGCGGCGAAGATCGCTTCCGTCAGCGACGTGTACACGTCGGGGTCGGGGTTCCCTAACCAGACGGGCGTCGCCGCCGTCCCATGCATCCGTAACGGCATCGACGCGACCTGCTGCGCCGTCAACTGGAGGCACCGTTGCACGACACCGAGTTTCTGGAACGGTCCCTGATCGAGCCATCCGGTGAACGCATCCACCAAGGGTTGGATCGTTGCCGGGCCGACCGGACCGCCCCACGACGGCGGACTGACACGCTGCCGTCGGATCCGCGAGAACCAGGCCATATATCGCGTTGAGCGTACGCGGACGCGGATGATCAGTAGATGGATGGGCCGCCCGCCGTCGTCTGCAGCTCACCGGCCCGTGCCCACGCATACCGGGCCGCGATCGCCGCGTCGACCGGCCGGCCATCGCGGGGACGGTCGAGACGGATCTGCCCGTCCGCCGTCGCGACTGCCACCGACGCGGCCACATGCGCGGCGAGCGTCGGGTCGTGGTCGTGGGCGACCCGCCCCGCGATGATCGCCTGCCGCCACTCCGTCGCGCTGGTCACCTCGAGCTCGAGGCGGTGCGGTAAGGCGACCGCCGGAACGCCCGCATAGTCGAGATCACGAGCGACATTCGCCCGCGTCCGCGGCGCGAACACGACCTCGAGGACATGCCACCGTTCCGCGGCCGCCTCCACCACCGCGGCGAGCTCATCGTCCGTCGCCGACTCCGCCCACCACGCCAAGAACAGGGCACCGTCGAGCGTCGCACCGACCACCGCCACCGACGTTTTCCACGTCCCCGCCACGGCGACAATCACGTCCGTCCCGTCCGGCGGCACATCCGTCCACGGACACGCATCCCACGCGCCCGCCGGCAACCAGGACGCTTCGACGACATCGACCCACTGGCCCAGCCGATACATGCGGAACTCATGCTCGGGCACGAGCGCCAGTTCCTGCGCCCAGGAATCGGTGTACAGCAGACCGGCCGCGATCGCCGGGTTCGCACGCCGCCATTCGCGCCGATCGTCCAACGCGCAACCGGCCTGCGCGGCGTGTTCGACCCACGCGATCCGGCCGTGTTCGCGGACCTGTTCCCGCATCGTGAACAGCGCGGACTGTTCTGCGTCCGGCGCCGGGGTCCCGATCGCCAGCACGAGCGACTCCGGCCGTTTCCCGGCGCCCTGCAGCACCGCGTTGAACACGGCCTGTTCGACCGTCTGCGCCTCATCCACCAGCGCAAGCGTCGGATTCAAACCCTGCAACCGCTCCTCGTTCGCCGGTAAGGCGACGAGGTCGCCGTTGTTCCATGCCGACCACACACGCCGGTCGCTCGTGGACGTGTAGACGACGACCCGCGCTGCGAGCTCGTCGGAACGGCGGACCATCGCCCGGATTGGCGCGAGGAGCGTCCGGTCCGCCTGCTTCCCGTTGAACGCCACCAACGGCACTTGGGGTGCGTCGTCGTGATCGCAGACCGCCCACAAGCCGACCGCCGCCCACAGGGTGCTTTTCGCGTTGCCGCGCGGGAGCTGCAGGCCGCCCGTGCGGACACCGGAAGCCAGCAGCTCCTCGAGCGCTTCCTTCTGAAACCGGTGCAGTTTGAGGAGCTCGCCTGCCCGCGCGCCGCTGGGGATCCGGCAGTAGCTCTCGACGAATCGGATCGCTCTGGCCGCACGCGAACGGGTCCGCCAGCTCCGCCACGGCGGTTTCGACCGGTCGACGCGCGAGTCGCGGCCGCTACGCCGCTCCCCGATCTTCGATCCGCCGCTCGAAGGGGCAGTTTTCGATAACGCGCCGAGCGTGCCGCTCACCATCGCCGCCGATCGGCCGCCAGCGGGCCACGTTCGCCTCGCCGCCGCCGGATCGGGCCGGCCGGCGAGATGTGGTCCAGTTCCGCTGAGAGCGTCGAACCGACCGGCCGGATCTCAAAAAACGCGGCGGCGTCCGCGAGGACCCCGACCCCGCGCGACTCGCGCGGGAGTGCGTCGCGCGATCGCGCGACCGGGGTACCGGGGTGCCGTGCCATCACGTAGGCGAGACCTCGGCGCGCGTTGCAGGCCCGGCAGGAGGCGACGAGGTTCGCCGGGTCGTATGGTGCGCCACCTTCGGCGAGTGAGACGACGTGGTCGACCTCGTT